CTGTTGGACATGTCCACTTACCCGAACCCTTGAATACGAAAACACTCTGTGATGGTGCTTGATATTTCAGAATGACAATGCCGGAGCCGCCTGCTGCTCCAGATTGATTGCCTCTACTACCACCGCCACCACCACCACCCGTGTTAGTAGATCCTTGAGTGGCTGCAACAACAGTACCAGGTGATGGATTTGCACCTCCAGCGCCTCCACCTCCAGTTCCTCCTGCCGCACTTACCCCTGTATTTGTAGAAAAATCAACGCCAGCTCCACCACCACCTCCAGCATAAGTAACACTTGTTCCGGTGATTGTTGATGCTTGTCCTGCACCGCCAACACCACCCGCAAGCGGACTGTTACTGCCATTGCCACCCGTACCAATCGGGGTTGTGTTTTTTGCTCCGCCACCACCGCCGGATGCGGTCGGCCCACTTACATAAGCAGAACTATTTCCACCCACATTTCCTTGTGATGGCGAATAAGGCGCTGGACCACCTGTTTTGGCAAGAAAACCTCCTGCGCCGCCGCCTGACCCACCGCTACCACCGTTTTCTGCCCCACCGCTACCTCTCCCACCATACCCACCACCTTTTGCCGTAACGGTACTAAAAACAGAGTCGTACCCGACGGTTCCGTTATTGTTATTAGGTGCTGAATAAACACCGCCAGGACCGCCAGCACCAACAGTAATGGTGTAAGTAGTGCTGGAAGAAACGGGCAATCCAGTTCCGGTAATAAAACCACCAGCACCCCCGCCACCACCAACTTCTGATCCGCCGCCGCCACCGCCGCCAACAATTAAATACTCAACCTCAGTCACCCCCGTAGGGCAAGTCCAGTCTTGTGTCGCTGTGAAGGTTTGGATGATGGTGAACTTTTTGGCAGCACCACCAAGTAATAAATTAAGAATACCAGTCATGACAACTCCTTAAGTTAATCCTGTACCAGAAATCAACCAAGTTGTTGATGTAAGCTTAATTGCTGTTGCCATACCATACTGAGCTAATGATCTTGAACCAGTAGTACCTGTACCAGCTAAGTACAGTGTATCTGTGGTAATAGCAATAGTAACTACTTGAGATGTCATATTAATGAATGTTAACACAGTTCCTACTTCATATGCAACAGAGCTATTAGCAGGAATCGTAAATGTTCTTGCATTAGCGTCTGTTGAAGGATGTAGAATAGCTTTACCAGCATCTGTATCTACTAATGTATACGCTGCTGATTGTGAGTTAACAGGTACATTAAGATAACCTAGTGTAACACCGTCTGTGGATGGTAATGTTTGAGTAAAGCTGCTATTACTATTCGCAGACTGTAGTGTTGTAGTACCTGAGCCACTTGCATGGCCTTGAAGTTTTATTGCGGACATTAATAGCTCCTTAAGCTAAAACCATCCATCTCTGACCTGTTCCTACAGTTACAGAGACTCCTGTGTTAATCGTTACAGGACCAACGCTAATACCATTCTTAGCGGCAGTGACTGTATAGTTTGAAGAAATTGTTTGATCATTCTCTAGGATCGTTGATGATCCTCCACCGCCACCACCTGTGGCAGATAACGTACCAGCAGAGAAACTTAACCCAGTGCCTATCGTAACGTTGCTAAAGCCGCCAGAGCCATTACCGTATAGAATGGATGTACCACTGGTTGCTGGTGCATAGTCAGTACCGGATACAGCAGGAGTGAATGCTGAAGAACCATTACCTTTTACGATACCTGTTATGCTTGAAACACCAGTACCACCATTAGCAACTAAGACTGTACCAGTGACATTACCTGCGTTACCACTAATGTCTCCTGTTATCTTTGATCCAGCTAAGGCTGTAAGCCATGTTGGGTTTGAATAGGTACTACCTGTAGATACACCATCAGTGATACCGTAACCACTTAGCGTTGTAGGTGTACTGCTTATTTTACTCCAAGCTAATGAGGTAATCCACGATGGGTTAGCGTAGCTACCAGTTGTATATACACCATTCGTTACTGTACCAGCATTACCTGTGATGTCAATACCCCAGGTTCCTGTAACTGACGCTGGTGCAATGTTCTTCCAGTATTGGTTTGCTGAATCATACTGAAGTATATCATTATTGGCAACAGAAGTAATCTTAACATTGTGTAGTTCATCCAGTTCCCAACCGTTGTTAATATTCAGGAACAACTCACCTGAAGAGGCGTTAACCTTAACAACCCAACCTAGGAATACCGTATGTGCTGGTGCTGATGGTCTTGTTGCTGTAAATCCACCAGCAGTCTGTGATAAGTACACATCGTCACCAGCAGTGAATGCACTGGTATCAATGCCTCTAATCACACCAAAGGTGGCTACAAAGCCTTCTGCACCGTTAGCAATGTCTTCTGCTGTTACACCTAGTGTAGGTGCGGACAAGGATTCCGTATCTGCATCAGCAAGCACTACACTGGGTCGTTGTCCTTGAGCACCAGATACAGCAACTACCTTACCTTTTGTAATCGTAGAGCCTGAACCATTGTATACTAAGACAACATTCTCCTGACCTACTTGGAGATCAACATTGTTACCTTTTAGGCGAGTAACTAATGATCCATCGCCACTGTCATACCATAATTTACCTACAGCACCAGTAACCGTAGCTGCTGTGTCAAACTGTACGAAGTCTGGTGAGCTAATACCACCAGTGATACTGTCTAGGCTTGTGATGTTTGTGTTAGCACCTGAATTAGCAGCACCTAAGGTGTTGTAACTGATTGTTCTTGCTATAGAACCATCAAAGGTGGTTCCTGATGCAGCACCACTACCACTATTGTTGAAAGTTACTGCATTGGTTGTTGTACCACCACCGCCAGCAGCAACAGTATCCCAACCGAATGCTGTTCCACTCCACTTAAGGTAGGTATTTGATGTGGTAGGAGCATCAATAAAGCCTGTGGTGTCAGCACCAAGCTGGTAAACAATCTTGTTAGCAGCACCACCAGCAATCGCTGTTGCAGTACCTGCATTACCACTGATGTTACCAGTGATCTTTGATCCAGCCAGTGATGTAATCCACGTAGGGTTACTATAGCTACCACCAGTGCTTACACCATCAGTGATACCATAGCCTGACAGTGTTGTTGGTGTTGATGTAATCTTAGACCAAGCTAGTGCTGTGATCCATGAAGGATTACTGTAGCTACCAGTCGTGTATACACCGTTAGTGACAGTACCAGCACTACCTAGAATATCAATATTCCAAGTACCAGTAGCGTTTGTACCTGTAATGCTAGGAGCACCAAGGGTGTTGTAGCTGATTGTACGGGCTACAGAGCCATTAAAGGATACTGGTGAGGTTGCGCCAGAACCAGTGCTGTTAAAGGTCACTGAGTAGGTTGTAGTGCCTGTGCCACCTCCTCCACCGCCACCAGCAATCCAAGATAGATTACCATCACCATCTGTGGAGAGAACTTCTCCAGCATGTCCTGTTTGATCTGGTAGTAATTCTGTGATGCTCATCTGTCCTTGTTTGAACATCTGAACTACAGCATCACTAGCGATACGTGTTACGTAACCAGCATTGATTTGTTGTCCGTTAGATAGTTCAACAACTAACTGATCATCAAAGTCAATGAATACATTGGTAACACTTACACCATCAACACCATCCCTACCATCTTTACCGTCAATACCATCTTTACCTGGACGACCATCAATACCGTTTGTACCATCACGGCCATCCTTACCGTTTACACCGTCCTTACCATCTCTACCAGGATCACCTTTCTTTGTAGAAAGATCTTTGATCTCATTGTACTTAGCGGTAAGTCTATCTTCAATCTGTTTAAAGGCATCAACGATGTAAGCGGATTTAGTCTTGTTTACCTCCAGATCATGTTTCTGTTTCTCTTCACGAAGACCAGCAATTAACTCTTTCAACAAGAGTTTCTTATCTCGTGAAGAAGCCTGCATTACTGCATCAATAAGTTCTTTAGCCATTGTCGGTCAACTTATCAAGTAGTTCGTTGAGCATATCTTCATCACCAGGGAGTACACCAGCTTTACTCATCTGCATTTCTACAATCTTGGTGTTGTTCGCTAAGTCAGCTTCTTTGAGCATTAACTCTGCTATCTTGACTCTACGGTCAAACTCAGTCTTAGCAGCATCGTCTTGGTTTGGTAAGTTCTTAGACACTGCTGCCATTATTTTAGCACGAGTCTCTTCAGGAAGCAACTGTGCTTCTATCGCTGTCTTCTGAGCCTCAGCAGCATCCTTAGCGGCTTTAGCTTGTTTCTCTCGGACACTAGCTTCAGCATCTGCTAACTGCAACTGTGCTGCTTGCTGTTGTATCTGCTGTTGTTGTGGATCTGGTTGAGCAAGTTGAGCCAACTGAGCTAACAATGTTTCTTTGTTAGGCAACGAAGAAGTCTCAATAACACCCTGTAGCAACAGAGGAACAATAGGGCTGTTCGGACCAAGTGTAGACAACAATGCAAGTATCTGTGCTTGTTCGAACTCTCTTGCTATCATACCCATCGTACCTGTAGCAACAAAGTCAAAGTCTTGTACTGGATAGCGATCAGGACTAAACTGCATGTATCTCCATGCTGCTTTCTCTACAAAAGGAATCAAGAAGTCTTCTTGGAAGTTAACCAACGATCTCTTGTTCTTTTTAATCAGTCCGGACACTGCCATAGCAAGGCCAGCAGTGGCTGCTTCACCACCAGAGACCTGTGCAGGGAGGTTTGCAGTGTCTAATGTACCTGTAGCCTGCAACATCATCCTCTCAAAGACCTGTGCAGACTGTAAATTAGCTGGATCTGTGTTACCAAACTTGAATGGAGCTAAGATTTCATTAGGATTACCATTGGTTAAGATGGTTTTACCAGGACGAATCTCAAATTTAGCTCCTCTAGGCAGTCTTGTAGCGTCTACAGCCATCATAGGAGCCGTTGTAAGCCCCAAAGAGTCTAAATGACTACGTAACTGAGCATCAACAGCCTTTTGCATGTTGTAGGCCTTCTCAGCCGTTCCTCTACCCCAGAAACGACCAGGGATTGAGTCAGCTTGGTAGGCTACAACAGGTCTGTCTTGCATCATGAACGGGTTTTCTTCAGCCTTTAGCAGGGCTTCTCCGTTCGCAATGACCACCATAGCCTCAACCATGTCTGAATATAGCTCATCATCCTCATAAGCCATGTCATCAGGGTTGCTTAAGAGCTTCCTAGGCACTAAACCATAGTACCTCAGCATCAGAATCTTGTCATTCTGGTAGTATGTTAGGTCTTGATCAGGTTCTAAGTCAGTATCTACAGCAGCATCACCGAGTGCAACTGCTTTGTATACACCATCTTCCATTCCTTTAATGACTGCATGTCTACCTACATACTCTTCAATGGCACACCCCATTGCATCTTCAATGCTGGTTGCATTAGGATCAATCAGAAAGTTCTTAGGATTGATGGGTTTAAGCTGCACAGCAATGCGGTTATTGGCTCGGACACCAATCATAGACAGCCCAGGCTGTGCTGAAGGCTGTGTTGCTGGTGCCATCTCCTTCTTTTGTTTAACTATCAACTCACCAATACCTGTGCCATAGATCTCAGCCAGTGTCATCGTATTGCCAATAGCTTTTCTGATCTTGTCTTTCTTAAAGTCTTCAGACAAACGAGTACGTAATACCTCAATGTCTTGTTTATTCTGGTCAGCAACGTCATCACTTATGTCAAAGAACTGACCTTTAGCGAACACAGCTTCTTCAAGATCAGCTTGTTTGTTGTCTACTGCTTGCTGTAGGGCAGGGGAGATGATCTTTGAACGCTCAGACTGTCTGGTTTTATCTTCATCAGCCCAGATTCCACGCCAAAGACGCTCATACTCTTCCCATCTTGGAAGGTAATTCTCATCTCTGTAGTTCCTCCAGTTGTTGCATCGATCCATCACAAATGCTACAAGAGCATTCTGAGGAGTGATTTCGGATTCAAATTTCATGTTTGGTTATCCTAATAGCCTGCTACTTGGTCTAATACTTCAAACTCTTCTTCATCAAGGTTTTGATTCCAGTTTGCAGTTTGTATTTGATCAATGTAGCTAAGTGCATCAATCAAATCATCATGTGTCTTAGTGTCTGGGAACTGCATCAGTTGATCCATGAACTGATAATTCCAGTCACCTTCATTTAAAACAATCCTACCATGCTCAAATCGACCCTGTAGTGACCAAACAATCCTATCTGCTTTCTTCTTATTACCATGCGTTAGTTCTTCAATCCTAGGATAGAACCCATTCCTACGCATTAGATCGTGCATATAAGGCATCACTGCATTCTTCAATGCACCTTTCTCTATCCCAACACAACTAACTCTGTAATCCTTTGCAGCCTTTAATATACGTACTGCTGTCTCTCGGACATCCCACCTACCGTGTAGTATGTCAGCAACCCACCAGCCTTTGGTGTTAACCTTAACAATGGCTATCGCTGTTTCATCCAGCTTCGAATTCTTCGACTTGTTCGTCTGAGAAGAATCCGAGAAACCACATAGATCCACCGCCATAAAGTAGTTACCTTCATCAGGTTCCTCGTCGCTGACTTTAATCCATTCTTCCTTAAATATCTCACTCTGAGATGCTTCAAACGAAGCCATAAACTCTTGTCTGAAAGCAAAGCTAGACATTGAACCTTTAGCAGCTTCAATCTCTGCTGGATCTAACAATGGATTATCAAAGCTAGTGAAGTGCCATGCCTTGTAATCCTTATCCTTACCACTATCACCTAGCCTATACAGTTCATAGAAGTGGTTTCTACCCATTGGTGTACCAATGAACATTGCTCTACCCTTCTGATCCGCTAAAGCAGGTCTTAAGATCTGTTCGAACACCTGTGGCTTCATGTCAGCGTATTCGTCCATCACTAGATACTTTAAGCTGACACCACGCATTGTCTCTGGTCTATCTGCACCCTTTAGTGAGATCATTGCACCATTGACTAAGGTAATCTGCATATTGTTAACATGACTACCTTTAATGACTGTATGGCCTAGCTCTAACAGCGTAGACCACATAATATCTCTAGCTTGGCCTTGCGTTGGTGCTACATACCAAACATGACCCTTTTCAGTCTGTAGTGCCTCTATGATCAGTGTCCAAGCTGCTAACCTAGATTTACCTGTACGTCTACCAGCAGCGATGATCTTAAACCTTGCTGGATCTTTAAAGACATTTTGTTGCCAGGGAAGAAGAGCCACATTTAAATTACTCATTGTCTTCTTCTTCGTAATCAATCAACGTGGTTTCTACGTCAACAGGTTCATGCTCAATCATTTCTACTGGATTATCATTCACTCCAGTGATGTTGATGGTAATGGCTCTAGAGCCTCCTCCAACACCTTTCTCTTCAAAATAAGATACTGGCAACATCCTATCAACACACAACTTCAGTGCTGCCATCTGATCCTTATCCTCATCATTCAATGCTTTATGAACAATCTTACGGATAATAGCCTGTGAGTGTGTCAGCAACAGCGAAGCTGTTAACTCTTTAATCCTTGCTGCTTCACCAGGAGGTCTACCTCTTTTAGCTCTTTTGATGTACTTCTGTACTTCTTCCTTCTTTGGTCTTCCTCTTTTTCTTTTTTTGGCAGGCACTTTCTTTTCTTCATTGACTGCCACAACATCCTGGCTGACCGATGAAGGTAGCGAACAAAGATCAGATACAACTTCAGTTTTAATTTCGGACATCACTACCTCTATATAGTTTCTCTGCCGGAAGGCAGGACTGTAGGGTGTATATAATTTTATGTATCTACAATGTAGTGTATGACGATAAGTTATAAGCCTATTACTGAATTGTTTTTATACAATGTTTTGTTCATAGTCTACATAGAAGGACTTATTGTAGCATACAAATGATATTGTTGTAAAGACTCTTGACTACTACTGTAGGGTTATTGTCAGTGCAGACTGTGCTTTAACCAGTGCAGATTCAGTGCAGACTACACACCAATCAAGGCTTTAGCGGGACTCCATTAACATGGTGTCTTAGGCTCCGCAGAGGCTTTATAGATAACCTATTGATTCTTAAGAGATTTCTTAATAGTAATGGATTATCATTAGCATTGTCTATTTTGCTCTTTTTTGAGGCTAAGTAGCACCACAATAATTTACTACACAACTACACCCCCTCCCCCTATGTTGATAACCTGTGGATAACTATGATGTTATCTGTGGATAACCTGTTAGTAACCTGTGGATAACTATGTTGGTAGCTGTGCAGGCTGTGCAGGGGAAAAGAGTATCGGTGCAGCACCCTACAATGACACATAAGACTGTGTAAACTGTGCAGACTGTGCAGCTGTTCCACGTGAAACGTTGTATTCGAACAACACTACCGTTTATCCTGGGTTATTGTCCGTTCATCGGATAGACCTGAAATGCCATTGACAATGCAAAATCAGCTAGGTAGTATGCATACATCGACAAAGCAATTCCGCTAAGTCAACTACGGAGAAACAATCATGAGCAAATCAACTTACAACGGATGGACTAACTACGCTACTTGGAGAATCAACCTAGAGATCTTCGACGGTCTTGATCAGGTTTGGGATGCTGACGAAGCAAGGCAATATGTTGAGGACTACATCAACGAAACATCGTCAGGTATTGCCCGTGATTATGCACTAGCGTTTATCTCTGATGTAAACTGGGACGAGATAGCTGCACACTATCAGGAAGAAACAGTATGAACTTAGACATAAAGACGAAAGACGGTGATAGAGTATGCTTAAGTCAGCATGAAGACGGGCTGTGGTTGTCTATCTGGTTGTTTAGGGGACATGCTAGCGTACCTATCTCGTTAGATGATGCTACTGAGCTTAGAGATGCTTTAAACATATTCTTGGAGGATGCTGATGATTACGAATAAATCTAGTGATCTTGTGTTGTATCTTGGTGGTAGTGCTTTCGGTGTATTGTTCGCTGTACTTATCTTTTTAGGGGTTTAACATGTATTGGTGCGATTCTTATGGCCTTATCGAGCTTAACATCACTAAAAAACAAGCTCATATAGGCTACCATCAAGGACAATGTGATAATGACATTAAAGATCTTAGGGATGTTCCTAGTATCAAAAGACAATTAGATAAGCTTAAACCTGAGATTGTTTCCCTTGTTTTAAAAGACTGTGGCGCATGGGATGACAATGACTTATCCGATCATGATGATAACCTTGATCGCCTATTGTGGATTGCTTGCGGTGATATTGTAGAAAACAACGTTTAGGGAAAGACTGAAACATGATTCAACTATACTTCAATGGTAAACCCTGTGAGATAGTTAGCAGGGACTCTGCAGACGGTACAGTCTGTATACGCTATGCTGCTAATCATCCTAATTGGCCATTCCCTAATTATACTTGGGTTAATCCCAGTGTATTGTCTAAGCTTAGGCAGTCACAAAAGCAAAAAGCCTTAGAAGGCATCGAGGAGGCTCCATTTTAACCTCGGTACAGTGCGAAGGTCAACCTGAACACGATCGTGCCTTCTAGGCCCCTTAAAACACGTTTAAAAGGTATTCCTGAATGACTAAAGAAATGTTGGATGAGTTACTGTACTTAATCGAGCTTCAAATCAAGGCTAATATTGCCTTAGCACTAGGCCATGCTGACGCTGCTGATAAAGAAGCAGAAAGGGAACATGTTCAGTACTACAGACTTGTTTCGTTGATTGAATCAATGAAGGATGATCTAAAGTGAAAAAGACTACCTTTGAGCGATGGAGGGCTAAAGTAGACATGAAAGGTCCGGATGATTGTTGGGAATGGTTAGCTAGTAAAAATAAAGACGGTTATAGTCGATTTAGAACCAACAAAAAAGTTATGTTGGCTCATAGGTTTTCTTACGCTCACTACAAAAACAACGGTCAATCAATACCAAGTAACCTATGTGTTTGCCATCATTGTGATAACCCTGGTTGTGTTAACCCTAATCACTTGTTTTTAGGCACTCATATAGACAATATGCGAGATAGGGATAGGAAAGGGAGAGGTTTGTATAAAAACCTTAAAAAACACACTGATGATGAGGCAATTAAGATACGTTTAGATTATGCTTCTGGTTTATCACAAAGGAAAGTAGCAAAGTTAAACGACACATTTCAATCTACAGTTCATAAAATAGTCAACCACAAACCACCCTATGAAAGGTAATCAAGATGAGATGCTTATCATGCAATGAAGCCTTAAGCGACTATGAAGCCTCTAGGCGTAGTGTTCGAACACACCAGTACATTGACTTATGCAATGATTGTTTTCGTTATGTCCGTGATGAAATAGCAGCAGTAGGCAATGTACGCTTGATCAATGAAGGAGATGATGACATTGTAAGCAAACGTAACATTGATGAAGAATGACTTGACAACTCTGGTTTTCTCTGATACCCTAAATCTATATAGGCTATGTAGGCTACTTAGGCTATGTACTATGTATATATTAAATATTATACTTAGTATATACTTAGTACATAGACTATTTAGCCTATGTACAGTAGGGCTTAACTAAAGGATTGTTCGAAATGTACCCTGATGATGAGTTTTTACCTGAAGAAGCATTCGATGAGATCACTAAAGGTGAGTACGAAGACATGATGGAAGATCACAACATCAATGATGTGTTAAATCGTTTTGTTCGCTTATGTCAAGAGTATGGTTTTTACTTTATGTTGCGTCAGTTAACTAAGGCTTTGAATGCTAAAGGGTTCAACGTATGAGAAAGCTTATACAGCCACGAAAGCGTAAGGTTAACCCTTACGTAGCCTACCTAGAGAATCATGGCCGCCATGCCACCTTAGAAGACCTCCTAGAGGCATTCCCTAACAAGACCTCTAAGCAGATAAGAGACTCTATGTCTAAGTTAGTTGATAACCATACTGTTGATAGAGATATCAGGAAGGATGATCACCAATACTTGATATCTTACTCTCTTGGTGGATACAACACCAAGGATAACACTGGTATCTGTTGGCATAACCCTTTTAACTTGAGGACAACATGAGTAGAGAAGCTATGCAACTGGCGCTTGAGGTGCTGGAGAAAGTAATCACTGCGTTTGGATCAGGCTTAACGCTACAACAGAACGCTATCACCGTCCTGCGCCAAGCACTTGTTGATGCTGACGACACATCGCAAAAACGTGTCGATGAAAAGGCAAAACGTGAGCATGAATGGGTTGGGCTGACTGATGAGGAGATTCAGGACTTGAGTTATCTGTCCGAAAAGATTGATGCTAGTAACTGGGAGTGGTTTGATCGTTGGGGATTCGCACGAGCCATTGAACAAGTCTTAAAGGAGAAGAATCAGTGAACTATTTAGCCACGCATGTTGGCTGTGATGATTGTGGATCTAGTGATGCATTGTCCGTATCTGTTAACAATAAAGGAGAAACTTGGTCACACTGTTTTGCTTGTGGTACGAATACTAAATTGTCTGAACATGATGACAACTTCAGGCAAAAGCATACAAAGTCTGCTAAGGTGATTCCAATGCTAGATGGTAAGTATCAGTCCATACCGCTAAGAAACCTCTCCAGAGATGCTTTAAAAGCCTTTGGTGTGATGATCACTGATGAGGGTGGTGTGGCTTTTCCCTACTGTGATGCTGATGGTAAGGTTACTGCATACAAGGTAAGACATGATGCAATGAAGACTGATTGCACTATCAAAGGTGATTGGTCTAAGGCTACTTTGTTCGGACAGCATCTATTTCCTAAAGGTGGTAAGAGCATTACCATCACTGAAGGTGAGTTTGATGCTGTTGCTGTGTATCAGATGAATGGTATGCGGTATCCAGTAGTCAGTATACGTAATGGCGCACAATCAGCAATTAAGGACTGCAAGGACAACTATGAATATCTTGACTCTTTTGAAACCATTGTTATCAGCTTTGATGCTGATGAGGTTGGTAAGCAAGCTGCTACGAAGGTAGCTGATCTATTCGGTGCTAAAGCTAAGGTAGTAAAGCACAGACAACCACACAAGGACGCTAACGATTATCTCAAAGATGAGATGATCAAGGAGTATATCCAGGATTGGTTCGCTGCTGAAGTCTATGTACCTGATGGGATTATTGAAGGATCAAAGCTTTGGGAAGAGATCAACACTCCAGCCATTAAAGCCTCTTGTGACTATCCTTGGGTTGGTCTTAATGCTTTGACCTATGGCATCCGTAAAGGTGAACTGGTGACGTTTACAGCAGGATCTGGACTGGGTAAATCACAGGTGCTTAGGGAGATCGTATACCACATCCTATGTAAGACTAATGACAACATTGGCTTGATGTTCTTGGAGGAGTCTACTGTCCGCACTGCCAAAGGTATCATGTCTATCCATGCGAACAAACCACTGCATCTACCTGACACAGCATACACTGATGAGGAGTTTAGAGATGCCTTCGAGCACACTCTTGGCACTAATAGGGTTTATCTTTTTGATCATTTTGGGAGTACATCAATTGACAACATACTATCAAGAGTCAGATTCATGGCTAAAGGACTCGGATGTAGCTTTGTTGTGTTGGATCATATTAGTATTGTCGTCAGTTCTGGCGATGTTGGCGATGAACGTAAAGCATTAGATGAGATTATGACCAAGCTTAGGATGATTGTTCAGGAGACAGGCATAGCACTGTTGATTGTCAGCCATCTTAAAAGACCTGACGGTAAAGGCCATGAAGAAGGAGCAGCTACTTCGCTAGGTCAACTTAGGGGATCTGGTAGCATTGCACAGTTGTCTGATATGGTGATCGGTATGGAAAGGAATGCACAGCATGATGATGAACGTGAACGCAATACCACCAGGATTAGGGTACTCAAGAACCGTTTCAGCGGTGTTACAGGTCCAGCCTGTAACGTCTATTACAGCCACTCAACAGGAAGGTTATCAGAGGTCACACAAGATGAAGACTTATGAAGATTTGAAAGAGGACACGAAACGATTTGCTTTACAGCAGATACGTACTGGGTATACAATGGGTGAAGTAGTTTGTTCGTTCGAAGAGGTCATCAATGAGATCAGAAGAGCATCAGACTACTTAGAAGCTAGTCAAGATGCTGATAGGAGACCATAATGGCTGATGTGACACACGTTGAAGAGCATGATGATGGAACAGCTACACTACACTTTGATCTTACTGATGAAGAGGTTAAGATGTTGATTCAATGGGGTATCAAAGAAGCAATAAAACTTGCTTATCAAAAAGCACAGAATTTTGATTGGAAGGACAGCGGCAGTGAAACAAACACTTAGAGATATGATGAGCCAATGCTGGAACAACCGCATGGACTGTGAACGCTTTGACTTTGAGAAGTTTGCTGAGATGGTAGCCTTCCAAGCCAGTGAAGAAAGACTAGATCGCTGTATTGAAGCCTTGGAGAGAAGAGGTTATGCTGATGCAGCAGACATCATCAGGGGAGAAGGATGAACAGAGAAGAAATAATCCGCATGGCTAGGGAGGCGGGATTGGCTTACGGATCTGACGAAAAGCCATTAGGTTCTGTAACACGCTTCGCTGCCCTTGTCGCCAAGCATGAACGTGAGGCGTGTGCGAAGGTGTGTGACGCTGTGCAGAAAAAGAACGAAGACGACGGAGCATGGATGTGGGAAGCGAGAAACTGCGCCGCCGCCATACGAGCAAGGAGTGAACAATGTGGGTAATGGATAGGCTGTTAGCTGACCACGCCGAGCTAAAGAAGAAATATGATACACTGCTAGAAGACTATCAGAGACTGGTACATAAATATGAAGAGCTTAGTGCTGGACATCGAAACAGACATGAAGCAGACTGTTATCTTCTGCGTAGTCACGAAGGATCTGACAACAAGTGAGGTGGTATGTCATACTCATCCAAATACACTAAAGCCTCTTATAGAGGATTACGAC